TTTTCTCCTCTACTTGCTATATTATCTGCTAAATCGTCGTCGTCTACTGGCGGTTTAGGGTCGTCGGGAACGGTAGGTTTAGGAGTAGGAGTAGGTTTAGGAGGTGCTGGTGTTGTTCGAAGTAAATTATCGTCCTGTGTTAATTGTTCTACTTTCTGTACTGGATTAAGATTATCAGGAACGGGAGGTTTAGGTGCCGGAGGTATGGGAGGTTCGGGTACTGGAGGTTCTGTAATATCTGCTTGAGGAGGTTTAGGAGCGTCAGGGATTTTAGTCTTTTGTATAAATTCCTCTGTATCGTCTATTTCTGCTTTCGGAGGTTCAGGGACGGTAGGTTCTATAGGTTCGGGTTCTGTATTTATGCTCGGTTCTTCTGGAGGGTCTATATCTTTCTTCGCTTGAATTTTACTCGACCCTCTCTGAAATCCCGCGTCGTCGGGTAAAGTAGAAGGATCAATTCCTCCTGTTTGTTCTGACGCTGGAATAGTTGGTTTAACTTCTTCCTCATTAAAAACGTTTAACAAATCGTCGGGAATATTCGCCTGTGTTTCTTGTTGTTCTAATTGTTGTAAATGTTCTTCTTTAGTTGGTGCTTTAAATTTAAAGTCTACGTCTTTTTCTAATTTCTTTCCTACTCCTAATTCTTTATCAGTAAATTTTTGACTATCTCTTTTCGCTTGGTCGTATATATCCTGATAAGGATCTCTATCGCCTTCGTTTTCTATTTGGTCTTTAACTTGTTTTAATTCGTCGTCTGCTTTTTGTTTACTTGCTTTTATTTTTGCTAAGGGGTCTACTGGTTGATTCGTAAAGGGATTTAAATCTCCTATCGGTGAATCTATGGTAGGTTTTCCTCCTAATTTTGATAATTGAGATAATAAATCCCCCTGTTCGTCTTCTTGGTCGAATTCCGAAGTAGGTTTCTTAGGTTGTTGTACCTTTTCTCCTTTTAATTTTGATTTAGCATTTTTTAATAATTGTTGTCGACCTCTTTTAGAACTTTGTAAAAGTTTTTTAACTGCTGAGGATTGTCCTTCTAAATCATCGTCCCCCTGAATATCTGCTCTCGCTCGGTCGAATGCTTTACTAACTTTTCCGAACCCCTTACCTTTTAAATCGTCTGCTTTAGATATTAGATTACTAACTTTAGAAGAACTATCTCCTATAGCGTCGTCGAGAGAACTCTTTACCGATTTAATGCTCGATTTCGCTTTACTTCTTAAAGCGTCTAATATAGAAGAGGAACTATCGTCGTCTGCTCCTTCTCCTGGTTTATTAGTTAAATTACTTTTAGAAGGTTTAACGGTTGTTTTATCTCCGCCAGTTAAAGCGTCTTGTATCTCTTGTCGTGTTGGTAATTTACCCTGTTTTAAATTCTTAACAGTAGTATTAGCGATTTTACCTCCTTTAATTCCTAATTTTTTCGCTGTACTTTCTACGAATCCCGTTCCTTTTCTTGCGAGAAAATCCGTTAATGCTCCACTATCTCGACTTTTAATAGCGTCTACTACGGTCGATACGTCTTCGTCAGTCATACCTAATTTTTTTAATACTTTTACTCCCTTAGGAGTTTTTACTAACATTTTAAAACCTTTCTCGACTGAACCTCCTGCTAATAATCCTCCCGCTCCTTGTAGAACTTCCTTCTCATATTCCGCTACCTCATTAGGAGTATCTTCTAAAACTTTAGGCGGAAGATACCGATCCCCCCCTACTTGTTGCTGAAGAGAACTGAGTAAATTTTGATCGTCTGAACTCATGATTATATAAATTACATTATATATTAATTCTTGATAAATATTAATATATGATAATTATAATAATGATTCCGAAAGATAAAAAACTATATGAAAAAGTTAAAAAAGAAATATTTAAAAAATACCCTAAAAATTCAGCATATCGAAGCGGATTACTCGTAAAAACATACAAAGAAAAAGGCGGTAAATATTCAGGAGAGAAACCTAAGGGAGGTTTAAGTCGCTGGTATAAGGAAGACTGGAAAACGCAGTCAGGAAGTAAAACATATCAGAAAAAATCTGATATATTTAGACCTACGAAAAGAGTTAATAAAAATACTCCTACAACATTAAAGGAGTTATCTAAAAAGGAAATTAAATCCGCTCAGAAAGAAAAGAAGAAAACTGGAAGAGTTAAAAAATTTAAAAAGACATAATCATATATCTTTTATTAAATCTAATATAAGTTTTTCAGGAATTCTATATCGACCTAATCTATTTCCGCCTCCGCCGATTCCCGTCTGTGTTGTCCCTTTTTTTCCCCATGAACCCAGAGATACTTTATGAATTTTTTTTATCTTATCATTCTTATCTTTTGTTTCTATTAAATTATTACAGTCTAATTTACATTTCATAGGATTTAGATTAGGGATATTAGTATAAAATCGAGTTGTTTTTCTATATCCGAAATCTGAATATTTACAATAGTCATAGTCATAATAAATAAAATATTCAGGGTGTGCTTCTTCTATATAATTTTTCATTTTAGATCCCGTAGGATTCTCTATCCAATAAAAAGCAGGTTTAAAATATTCTATAATCTCTATGACTTTATCTACCATCGGTTTCCCTAATGTATTAATATCATTATTAAGTACTTCGTGTGTTATTACTGTATCTCCGTGTGCTTTTATCTTTCTACCTATCCACGTATTACGGAGCATACTCCACCATAAACAAACAGGCGAGGCAGTTATTAAATCGAAGTCGCCAGGTTTAAAATCTTTTTTATAATCCCATTTCATTATATCTTCTTTAATATGGTGAGGACTTTCGTATTCAGTTTTTAAAGGACATTTACCCCCTATATCTCGATCTAATGATACTATGTCGTATTTATGCTCTAATGCTTTTCCTATTGAGTGAGTTCCTGAAAACAATTCTAAACATTTTTTTTTCATTGTTATAATTAATCCAGATAATAATTAAAAAAAATAAGCATGTTTATTTTTCTTTTTCAGAATTAAAAAAATCTTTAATGTTTTTCTGACCTTCTTTTTTAGGAAGAACTTTCTTTTTTAATTTATGTTTTTTTAATACTTCTTTAGTAGGTAAATCAACTAACTTTTTTTTAGGAACTTTTTTTAATTCTTTTAAAAGGTCTGCTTTATTTTTCTGAAGTTTTTTAAGATCATATCCTAAATTATATAAGTCTACGATTTTATGAAGTTCGGTACGATTATATCCGTCGAGGGTTTGCTGTTGAGAATTCATTATATATATAATAAGATATATATAATAAATTTTAAAAATGAAAATGAAAATAATTAAATAAGTTAATTGTTAATTCCGCTATCTAAGTCGTTCTCGCTGTCTTCGCTGTCTTCGTCGATAAAACATTCGTCCTCGAAATCGTCGTCTAATTCTATAATATCCTCTTCGTCTGCTCCGCATTTATGCTCGTCTTTAAGAATTTTATTAACTTCTTCTTTATCGAATACGTAGTAATAATCTTTCATTCCTGAAATACGAATTTCATTTTTAACGATTTTAATATTATTTAACATAGGTTTTAACTGTTTAAAATTTAATACAGTATCAGATTTCAGTACCTTATTATACCATTTAGTATAAAGATTATGAAATTCAGTAGAACGAATTAAACTCTTATTTAATTTTTTATGTTTTCTAATTCCAGTATTTCCGAATTCGAATAAATCGTTAAATAAATCCCACGAAAATTTATAAATCGGAGGAATACAACTTTCACGAATATTTTTATAAGCAGAAGTTAAAGGTCTTTGTCTTCGAAGGTTGAAATCTGATAAATCAATATTCATAAAATATTCGAATAGTTTATTAATAATTTCTCTATTATTAAGATTATCGAATAGAGGATTATAATAACTTTCTCTTTCTTTTTCGTCTAATAAGTCTGCCCCCTGAAATACTACGAACCTTCTATCGTCTGCGGGAATATCTATAGGGGTCATATTATTACTAAATATAATCCACCGAATAGCATTCATAATCTTAAACTGTTTAATATTCTTCTCATTAATATTAAGACTTTCCGCTGTAATACTATCTTTTAATCTTTCTTTTTTTGCGAAACCGTCTTTTCCGTCTAATTCGTTAATTTGTACTAATAATTTACCTTTAACGGCAGGATTAAAAGTTCCGTATACTTCCTCGACATTAGAAGTCCTATAAATATATTTTTCTCCGATAATCTTTTCGAGATAATTAACTAATAGATCCTTTCCTAATCCCTGTTTACTTTTAAATACGAGGGCGACTGCCGGTAAGTTTTGCGGGTTCTGAACCATATCCGCAATAAAATTAATAAGATAATTTTTAGAGTTTTCGTCATTACCTACCAATAGGTCTAAATGATTAATAAATCTCTGAACTTCTTTATCAATATCGAAATCGTATTCTTTATCTTCTGCGGGTAATTCGGAAGAATAACCGTCGAATAGATTATAAATATTTTTAGGACAGAATTTAGTATTATTAGGATTATGAGGAATAAAGTCTATCTTCTTTAATGTTCTTCTCGTAGAATCTTCTAACCATTTTTCGATAAATTTACTTTTTACTACTACTTCTACATAAGTAATATTTTTTCCCGAACCCTGTTTCTGTAATACCTTTTCATCATAATATAAATTATTATAAACTTCTTTAATATTCGAAGCAGAATATAACTCGTGTTTCAGAGCGAGTTTCGATTTATCTTTATAAGAATAGAAGTCTTCATATTCTCTTACAATAATAAAGGGAGCAGTAATAACAGCATGATTTTTCTCGAATTTCTTTTTAAGAGTTTTATAATCGATAAAATCATATCCATATAATTTCTCTTCTAATACTGTATTAGTCTCTTCTACTTCTTCTAATTCTATTTCTTCTGAAATATTTAAGGTCGAATGTTCTTTATGCGACCATTTAATACCGTACTCAGAAGTAGTATCATTTAATTTATTTATTAATTCCGTTGTATTTATGCTATTATCTACGAATGCTCCGTCATAATAAGGAACTGAAACTTTATCTTCTAAATCTGTAATAACTCCCTGAAGAATATTATTCTCGATAATACCTAATACTCTATTAATTAATGATCCTCTTTTATTAGTAGAAGTAATAGTACTTCTATCTACTAATTTTACTATTTCGTTTTCTTTATCATTCCATAAAGTATTCTGAATTCTTTTAATATCGTCGTCTAATGCTATAAGAAGTTTATTATCTCCCGTATAAGGAAAATCCCTATGTATCCAGGAAAGAATATCCATTTTATCACATTTATATTTTTTTAATAATTTATCTCTTTTTTCTACATATTTTTTAAGATTAAGAATATTTACGTCGGGATAATATTTAGACATGAACCACGAAAGCAGAACAGGAAAACAATTAATCATATCAATGTCGTTATAATATTCTCCTGAAAGATACCCCCTTAATTTCTTCTGTAATGATTGAATACCGAATTTTCTTACATATATTCGCCCCTGTTTTTGTTCTGTTAATGATTTCGAATATTTGTACTGTTGAGGGATAATACCTTTATTAATAATACCTAATTTACAATAATCTTTAACATTTTTAATATAGGTTTCTTTTTCTTTCGGAGTATATTTTTTTCCGTCCTGATTAACTTCGTTTTCGTCGTATATCTGTTTAATAATGTCTTCGTCATTCATAGATAAAATTTTTTTCGCTCTTTTAACGTTAATTTTTTCTGTAAATTCTAAATTATGTTTTTTCATTATATTCATATTATTATTTATATTAGATTTTTTTTCTGGAATATCTTCTTTAATTTCAGCATTTTTTTTAGGTGATCTTTTAATTTTAAATATTTTCTTTTGTTTTTTTACAGGAGCAGATAAGCACTTAACGCATTTACCCCCGTCGTTAAATATCGCTTTACCGCATTCAGAGCAGGAATTTTTCGGTTGAGGAGTTTTAGACATATTAGAATTCATTTGTATATAAAGATATAATATATTTTTCTTTTAAATCAATTTTTTTTAAATTATAAATGTTTTATATTAAAGTAAATATAGAATATCTAAGGATTTCTAAAAGTCGTCGCAAGAACCCCCAATTCCAAATAATTACTCTCAGAAATTAAAAAAAAAATAATAATTATTTAATTGTTGTTGTTGTTGCGACGACTTTTATAAATCTAATATTTGCTTAATCGAAGGATATAATATTATTATAAGGAGGGAGTACTCGGTTATTAGGGTTAAAATGATAAAGAGTTTCTTTCCCTCTTTTCATTTTTTTAAAAATTTTTCTACTTAGTAATTTCTGAAAAATTTTTCTGATATAAGTAGGATCATATATATTAGTTATAAATCGTATCATGTTTTTAAAATACGAATATTTCTGATATTCCAAATTAAAAGTATTTCTTAATTCGAAGTATAAGATAGATAATTTTATAACTTCTTCATCTACGTTTAAGTTCCTCATTATTATTATATATTTAGATTTTTTATTATAAGTAGTACCCTTAAAAAAATTGATATTTATTTAGTCTAAATATTTAGAATTAAAATCTAACATAATAATATAATATGGATATTAAACAATTAATTAAATCTAATCGTGAAAGTATTAAGGATTCCTCATTAAAGGCGTATTTAATTAGTCTTAAGAAGTTAAATAATGATAAGGAAATAGAGAATTTAAATTTTCTTAAGAATAAGACTGAAGTTTATAAGATTATAGAACAGAAAGCATTATCTACACAGAGAGGATATTTAACCTCTATTTTAGTAGTATTACAAGCATATAAAAAAGAAGAATTCGATTCAGTTCTTAAAGATTATAAGGAAAAATTACAGGGACTTAATAATAAATATAATGAAGAAATCAGTTCACACGAGAAGACAGATAAACAGGCGAAAAACTGGGTATCATTAAAACAATTAGCAAAAGTTAGAAATTTTTATAAAAAAGAATTAGAAGAGAAATCAGTATTAACTAAAGAAACTCTTAATCGAAAAGAAATGGATCTATTACAGAAATATTTAGTTTCTGCTCTATATACTCTTCAACCTCCTATTAGATTAGATTACGGTAATATGAAAGTAATATCAAGCGATAAAGACGATAATAAAAAACATAACTTTTTATTAGTAAAAGGTAGAAATAAGAAATCATTTATATTTAATGATTTTAAAAATAAAAAAAGTATGGGGTCGAAAACTATTCCAGTAAATACTAAATTAAATTCAGTTATTAATATATGGTTAAAACATAATAAGACGGGAAACTTCTTATTAAATTCTAAAAATGAAATAATGGTAGAAAATGGATTATCTAAATATATTAAGAAAGTTTTCGCTCCAACTAAAAAAGATATTACATTAAATTTATTAAGACATATTTATATTTCAGAGAATATAGATTTAGACTTAATGAAAAAACAGAAGAAATTAGCGGAAAATATGCTTCACAGTTCAGACCAACAGATCGATTATGCTAAAGTAGATTAAGCAGAATTCCTCCTTCTTATTGTTAATTCGTCGGGTATACCGTCGCCGTCGGTATCTTTCGCTTCCAATTTACAGGAAGATTTAAAACAACATTTAAGATCACAAGATATTTTTTTAATTCTTTTCATTAGGTTTTTAAACATAATATATATATTATTAAATAGATATTATTAAAGAAAAAATAAAGAGCATAAATACAAATAAAAAAAATGTAAAAAAAAATATATAAGTATAATTATATAATGCCTTTTTTTTACTCAACAGATTTAAAATCTCAAACTCTCGACCCTGCGTCGGACATCACTAATCAGAAATGTACTTTCAGATTTTCAGACGATACCGCCTATTACCCTTCTCTTCGTTTAGCGAATTTAGGTTCTTTCGGTTCTGTCGCTCATAGTTATAATACTATCGCAGGAGTTCTCGGAGCGATTAAACATGTTCGACTTACTTCTAACGGAGTAGAACTCGACGCTATGAGATTTGCTAATCGATATTTAGCATTTAAAAATTTAGTAGCAACTAATCGAGAAAATATTTCAGTTAACGGAGAACTATTAAAGCACCAAATCGGATATAATGTTTCCCCTACTTCTCATAAGGTCGTAGCAAATCACGACGCAACAGATTTCACGGGAACAGCACGGGACGAAAGTAAATTAGGTCATCTCGATTTAAAACGTTGTCTTCCCTTTTTAGAAAACGTCCCGATTTTAGATACTGCCGTTTTTAAAAATTTAGTACTCGAAATCGAATGGGAACGAAACGGGGCGAATTTAATCGTAGTAGATAATGTCGGTCAGACTGTCGCTACTCCTATGCTTATCGCCGAAGAAATAACTTCAGAAAAACTTCGACAGAGTTTAACTTCTTCTTTTACTGGGGCGGTATGGAATAAAATCGAGCATGACGTAATCAACGTTCCCGAAATTGATACATCCGCGGGAGTAGGAACTACAGTCGAACAGAACGTAGTTAATCAGTTAAACGCTTTCGATGATAAATTCGTTTCTCGAATTGTTATGATGAAAACATATTCAGATAAGAGTAAATATATAGATACTAATGCCGTCCTCGGTTTCGGTGATTTCGGTTCTCTCTGTCCGCATAGAGAAGAAATCCAAATAAAAAAAAATGGAGCGAATATCTTTCCTAAACCAATTTCTCGACCCTCTACTAAGGATATGATGCTTTACGATACATTCGGTAAGATTAATATTCCTCCTTATGGGTCTTCAGAATCAGTAGGAGCAGACGTAGACGGTTCAGCACAAGAAAATTTATCGGGTTCTATGACTACAGCAGGAAACAGTAAAGCAAGAGGATTAACAGGAGGAGCGGGTTTCTTCGGATGTTCTATTAATGATAAAATCGGTCAGATTGCTATTGATTTCTCACGTAAAGGAATTAATAACGGTACTTCTTCTGATCCTTCCTCAGACGCTCTCGATATTCACGTTTACGCAGAATGTCGAAAAGCGATTACTATAGGTTCTAACGGTCAGTTTAACGTATCTTATGCTTAATAGGTTATACCTTTTTTATTTTTTCATTTAGTTATTTTTTATTATTAATTATATATCTTATATTATATATAATGAATAATCAGACTATCGTAGAATTGCGAGAATCAGACCCGACCGCTAATAATAATAATGTCGCTGACTGGTCTAATACTCTCGATGAAGTTTTAACTATTTATAATAACGATGAAATCTCATTAAAAGGAGCATTTATAGATAGTGTCGCTCAAAATTCAGGGCGAATTAATGTCGAACCAGACGATATTTCTGCTCCTGAAGGTTCTGACCTCAGAACGAAAGCGACGATTAGTATGAGATTTAGTTATTATTTTTTCGACTGGGGTATGTCTAAAGGAGATTTAGCAGATAGAGATTATCTTCCCGCAAGTCAGGAATATAGTTCAGGAAGAAACTACGTATTATGTGATAGACTAGCATTAGGAACAGGAACTACTATCGTATCAGAAGTTAATAGTATTACTATGAATAATGAAACAAGTAGTATCTATAGTAAAATGGGTTCTAATAAAGAAGACCCAGTCATGTTCTTTTTTATCTATACTACCCCTCAAGGAAATGAAGCACAATTACAATTCGGAATAAGTGAAGCAGTTTTAAAAAAAGCGGGATATACTGGAACGGGAAGCACTCCTTCGGGTTCGGGATTTAGTACGTTTACTATTAATCAGGCGTTATTAGATAATAATCCAGGTTGTATTAAATCGGGTAAATTATCTTTTCCGTTCTTAGCAATTAAAAACGGTATTAATGAAGGGGCGAGTACATTACAACCAGATAATACGACAACCCCCGCTCCTCCTAAATCCTGGCATATGGGTAAACCTTATCCTAACGGAGCGAATTATATGTTATATGAATTTATGAGTTTCGAATCTGTAGGTTTAACCGATGTCGATAATACCGACGGGGATCTATTCCAACCTCGCCTCGTAAATTATTCTTTTAAAATAGACGCTCGAGATTATGCTCCCGACGAACTCGCTCGAACTCTGTCTAAAGGTTTTACTAAAACCGCTCAAGAATTATATATAGAAGACCCTAACGCAGTAGTCGATAATCCTCTTCTCACAACTACGAGAACTTTACAAACAATAGGGACAGCGGTCGTAGATAGTACTAATCTTCCCGCGGGATTTACTCCTATAACTCCTGGAACTCCTAATTCTCCGCCGTTCTGGTGTAGGGACGACGGTTTAGCGATATGTTCTTACGTTAACGACTGCGATAATTACATAGTAGGAACTCCTCAGTTCGATTTACAATTTAACCAAAACATAGGAGCGGAAGGAATTTTTCAGTTAGCACAAATTCACGCCCCCTTAATATCGGGAACTAATGTAGTATGTAAAGGTATAGACCTCGGACAAGTAGCGGGAGCAGGGAATAAAAGAGTAAAATATATCGCAAATAAAAACGGAGGAATTTTAATAGATAGTTTAAGTCCTTCTTATTTATGGAAGGATCAGATGAAATTCGATACTTCGAAATTATTTACTAATTTTACTATGATGCCGAAACAGACCTTAGGAGGATTAGCAAATATTAGAACTGTTAAATTCGATGTAGTAGACAGTGAAAACGCTACGGGTCAGTTAAAATCGATTGATGTTCCTTATAATAAAAATGATACATTCGATTTAGTCGTTCCGTTAGCGGGTTTAGATATTATAACTCCTTTATTAGAAGTAATAAACGCCGAGGATAGTTTAGACGGAGATACTGAATTAGATAGCGGATACTATCTCGTAGAAATTAGAAGTAATTTTTATACAGATAAAAGAAACGGTGAAGGAACAAAAAAAAATATTATGGGTATTGTTTCTCGATTTTATCAACAGGACAGTTTCACTTCTTCTATAGACGGTGAAGGAACTTTTACATACGTTCATAAAGGAGACCCTATTCAGATATCTAATTTCGGTTGTAGAATATTAAATCCCGACCACTCATTAGCACAAGGATTAAAATCGAATAATAGTATATTTTTACAAGTTAACAGAAATACTTAAAAGTCGTCGCAAGAAGGGGGAATTCTAAATAATTACTCTCAGAAAATTAAAAAAAAATAATTATTATTTATTTATTGTTGTTGTTGCGACGACTTTTTTAAAACGACTTTTTATTATTTTTAGAAATTAAATATATAATATAATATATATATAATGTCTAATTCAGCAAACTTTCGACAAAATGCGGAGCAAACTCAAGCACTTAATCAATTAAATTTAAACATGTCTACTCATACTACATCGCAGACTACGACTACCGCTTCCGTAAATGCTTTAAAATTATCTACAGATACGAAACTCGATACGCTTAATACTTCCTTAGGTACTTTAAATACTTCCGTTATAGCAAACCTACCGCCTTCGGGAGTAGCATTAGCAAGTAATCAAACGACCACAAATACGAAACTCGATACGCTTAATACTTCCTTAGGTACTTTAAATACTTCCGTCGTAGCAAACCTACCGCCTTCAGGAGTAGCATTAGCAAGTAATCAAGCGACAGCACTTACGAAACTCGATACGCTTAATACTTCTCTCGGTACTTTAAATACTTCCGTCGTAGCAAACCTACCGCCTTCGGGAGTAGCATTAGCAAGTAATCAGACAACGGCAATAGGTCATTTAAATACTATCGCTTCTAATTCGGAATTACAAGGATTTACAGATATCGCCGATAATACGACGGGAGTTAGATTATCAGCAGACAGCAACGGTAGACTAAAAGTAGTAGACCAATACTCTACAACCCTCGCTAATCAATTAACTACTATTAACGCTAATACAACTAAAAGCAGAGTTGTAAGTAGGTTAACAAGCGTTCCGAGTATATCCGCAAATTCGGGAGGAAGTTCATACGATTTAGGAGCAGATTACGCAAGTTATAAAACCTTAAAAATTACTGGAGATACTCAGGGTTCACCTATGGGGGATATGTATTTACAAATCTCTAATGATAATGTTAACTGGAATTTCGTCGTAGGAATGGCGTTTATAGCATTAAACGGCGGGGGTAATATGGGATTTTTCTTATCTTCCTCAATGGATCAACCTTTAAGATACTGGAGAATATGGAATAACTCGGGCGTAGATGCTACTCCTTCTCTCGATTCATTAATGAGTATAGTATCTATCGAATAAACTATAACGATTATATTTTTTTTAAAAAAATAAAATATAAGTATTATTATATATAATGAAAAATACATTAATCAGACTTCATACTACAGACCAAAAAGGGAATTTCGACTGTGATTTTCAGGACGATATTATCATAAAAGAAAATACCGAAATCGCCCTCCATTCCCTTTCAGTAGAACGTCAGAATAAAAGTATAATAGTAGATAATACTAATCGAGATATAACTTTCCAAGCGTCCGCAAATGCGGGAACTCATACGATAGCAGTCCCAGACGGTATTATTAATAGATCTAATTTTACAGAAATTACTCAAAAAATAACCGATCTAATGAATTCTTCTTTAAGATTTTTTAGAGGAACGCCTCAAGAAATCACAGACGGAGATAATCCAAATACTAAAGAAACAGGTCTTCAGATTAAAGTCGATACTAACGAAGAAAAGAAACTCATCGCTCAATTTAAATATTCAGAATGTATTACTCCTCTTACTATAAATTCGGCGACTTATCTTAAAACGAATAACATGAATACGAATTCTAATAGATATAAAACATTAGATAATACCGCTTCTGCTTCTCCCGATAATCTCCAACACTCAAACGCTTATTTTATAAATCCGATTTCATTAGGAACTAATCTATCACGAGTAAGAGTAAGAAATTTCGTAGAGAACAACGTCGACAACTCGGGATTTATTTTAGGTATAACTCGAGATATTAACGCATTAACTAATAACTCATTAACGTTAAACGAAGTTGATTACGCTATCAGAGTAAAAACTCCTACGTCGGTAATAGAAGTTAAGAACGGTTTAACTAATCCTTTCGGAAATAATTCTTCAGGACATACTCTAACTAATTTCACGGGAGGTAGTGCTGATAATGACTGTTTATCTTTCGAGATTAGAGAAGACGTAGAAGGTGAAGGGCAAAAAATGAACCTAATGTTAGTCAATACCCCCGCAGGTAATAGTAAGTCTTTATTAAAAGCAGATATTACTATTAGAGATACTAATGGAAATGATATACCCTATTATTACTTCATGAGTTTATTAGGTCAGAACAGTTCTATTAATTTAGAATTCTTCGGTACAACTATCAACCGATATTTATCTCCATCAGCAGATAGTAGTAGCGATCATTCACGATTAGGAGTTCCTCCTAATCTTCCTTCTACTGGTAGAGCGAGAACTGAATTTAAGTTTAACCTATCTGTAGGACTGGCGGATTATTTCGGTTTCGATAGTGCGAGTAATACTTTTACGGATTACGAAACTTCTTTTATCGGTAATAGAGCGTTCGAAGAAATAGTAGGAGCAGATAACTATATAATAGAAATGTTAAACCTACCTATTAATACTTATGATTCATTAGTAAGAGGAAGGAAGAACGTATTAGCATTCATCCCAACTTCTGAAACAATAATCGACGACGATACAGGAGTAGTTCAGTATGAACCAAAGGAAAGAGTTTATCTACCTTTAGCGAATGAATATAATCAAACTCTAAGAAACATTAGAGCGAGGATAGTAGCGTCAGATTATAGTCAGATATCTACTGAAGGGGTTTCCTCATTAAATATATTATTAAGACATTAAACTATAATCCTACCTCTTCCCTCCATAAGTTAAAAAATTTATCGTCTTCAGGATTTAATCCCATAGTAATAAATTCCAAATCTAAAACACTTTCTCCTATATCATCGACGTTAACATTTTCATATTTAATAAAATATTCTAACTGAGTATATTCCACCATATTATTTTCTTTCATATTATTTTTTATAAGGAGAGCAGTAGGAGAAATAAGTCCTTCATGTTCTTTAAAAATTTTATTAATAATTTCTGTAGGTAATATTCCCACGCATTCACTCGCAAAATTAAAAGGAGAGGTGATAGACGAATAAGAGTTCATTAGTATATATATATACTTCTCTTTAAATCTAAAAAATGCTGGATTTAGTCCGTAGTTTAATAAATACTACTTAAATCTAACATAAAATTATAATTTTATGTTAGATTTAAACCCTTTTAATTAATATACTATAAATATAGCATACTTAAGGATTTATAAAACTAAAAAATGCTTAATAATAAAGCGATTTCTTATTCTTCTTATTAACTTCTTTAATCTTTCTTTTACGAGCAACGGTTCGACCTACTTTCTTTTTCTCTTTTGTTTCGAATATCTCTGACTGCTTTTTCTTCTTCGGTTTTTTATCTTTAATAGATAAGATACGATTCATTTTTTCGAATTCTTTTTCTGATAAGAACATTATATATATAATAACTTTATAAAAAAAAATATAATTAATAATATATATAATGTCCGACGACGAAACAGAAAATCACTTAATCGATTTACAAAACGATATTAATAAAATAGAGAAACAGTTTATTATTAAAAAAGATTTAGACCAACTATACAGAAACGTACACGCATTAGAAAAGAAAAGTAAATCATTAAATTTAAAAGTATTAAATTCTAAACCTAAACTTTTCGAATTAATTAAGAAGAACGCTATTCAGGAAAAAAGAAATAAAGTTTTAATAATAGAAAATCATGGAGAAAATAAATTTAAATTTAAATCTTTAAAAGAAAAGAAAAAAGTTAAAGTCGAAATACCTATAGTCGAATAAAAAATTATTCGTTTAAATTTTATTTTTTTTTTCATATAATATATTATAAATGTCTAAGTCTATAGGATTCGTATATTCGCTCACGCATAAAAACAGAAATGATACTCCCCTATATATCGGTTCTACTAATTGTTTAAAATCTCGTTTCGACGCTCATCGGTACGCCTGTAATAATAATAAACAGACTAAATATAATTATTATGTTTATCAATTTATCCGAGATTATGGAGGGATCGAAAACTGGGAAATAAATAAATTAGCAGAAGTAGTATATGAAAAAAAAGAAGAATTAATAAAACTCGAAAGAATGTTTATCGATAAATATACAACAGATAATATTAAATTATTAAATATAATATTACCTCAGAGAACTAAAAAAGAATACGCCGAATATTATAAACCTCTTCAGAAAATAGCAAATATTAAAAGTAGAATTAAAAATAGAGAGAAACATAATGAAAAAAGAAAAGAACATTATCATAAAAATAGAGAGAGAATTCTTAAACAGAATACGGAATATTATCATAAAAATAAAGAGAAGGTAGATAAAATAAGACAGGAAAAAATTAGTTGTATGTGCGGAGAAGTGATAAGTCGTAAACATAGAAAGACCCATTTAAAATCTGAGAAACATCATAATAATTTATTAAGTACACTTAAGGAAAAAGTTAACCTAATTTTATAATTTTTTCTTTTAAATTTAATCCACAACAAACCCACATAGTATCAAACCAGCACCCCTTAGTTTTTACTCCTTTTTTTAAAAAGTTATATCTTCCAGAAGGAATAATAAATTGTAATTTATCAAAATATTTTTTAATCCATTTGCTACCCAGTGAATCAATCGGCATTAGTATAATAAAAGGTTTATTAAGTTTTAATCCTAATTCTAAGCATTTTTCTTTACAACTAAAGGGGATATTACTTATTATTATATCATAATTTTTAGGGTGTTCTCTATTAAAAGCGTCTTTCTTTTCATTTATACATTCTTTATCTAATTCTTTCCATTCTTCTATTACTTTTCCTTTACAATAAAAAGGATCATAAACTATTTTATGATCTTTTATGAATGGTAATAAATCAGTTAATATTTCTTTACTTGTTTCGTAATCATCGTCTTTAAATTCCACTGAATTTTGTTTAGATTGTAATCTATTTTTATTTTTAGTATCCATAATATATTATATTATATTATATATATTAATATGACTAAACTTATTAAAATAATAAAGTCTGAAAAACCTTTAAAAAAATGGTTAGCGATTTTTAAATTAGATAACGGAAAGGAAAAGAAAGTTCATTTCGGTTATAATAATAAAAAAGATAAAAATAATGATTATACTCTTCACGGAGATATAGAGAGAAGAGAGAAATATAGAAAACGACATGCTAAAGATTTAAAAACTAATGATCCCCTGAGAGCGGGATATTTATCATACTATATTTTATGGGGAGATAGTAAAAATATTAAAACTAATATTAAAGATTATAAAAAGAAATTCGACCTTTAAAATCTATCGAGATTTAAGACCATCCCTCCCCCTAATATAGATCGTTTCTTTTTCTTAGGAATTG